ACGGTGCTCTTCCGATCTGGAGAAGAGAATTACCTGTAGTATTTAAAGCGTAACTGTGTGATCCATCATGATAAATTTGTAGATCAGACCCAACACCTGCAACAAATTTCCCATTATCAGGAACTCTAATTTTTCCATCATCTAATATTAAAAGTCTCTCTGTATTAGCAGTAGAAAAAGCTAAGTTATTATCTGCTGGTCTGTATATTGCTGCTGCCGTTGAAGGTGTAGATACTGAACCACCGAAGTCAATATATGTACTATTCATATTTAGATTAGTGCCGCTTACCTGAACCCCAGTTGTGGTTGTGGCTAGCTTTACACTGTTATCGAAATAGAGTTCTACGGCTCCGTTTGCTGTGAAACTTGCTAAAGCCTCACTATTAGCTTTATTAGTAAAAGATACAACGTCAGATTGTACATTAAAAGTACCTTCAGTATTTAATCTTGCATGACTTCCATCAAAATGAATTTCTAAATCTTGACCAGCACCGAGTTGTAGCTTTGCGTTATCTGCTGGTATTTGTACGTTTCCATCAGAGGTAATTTTCATCCGTTCTGCGGTTGTAGTAGCAAATTTTAATTCATTACCTCTAAAACCTAAGTCAGTTAAAGCACCAGTATCTTGATAAGCTACTAATGCTGGTACGCCACCAAGTTCACCTTGTGATCCATTAAATGCAATATGTTTATTAGTGTCTATTTTTACAGTTAATTTACCGTTATTCATTAAAGAAGCAGATTCATTTATGCCTACGTTTCCATCAGAAGCTATTGTTAATCTATCTGCACTATTTGTATCATCTCTAAATTTTAAAACACCACTTTGTACTCTAATTCTGTAGTCACTATTAGCATTTGAGTCAGTAAATATTAAACTAGGAGAATTGTCTGTGATATTTACGTTTGCAGCACCAAAATTTCCTGTTGCTGTAATATCTCCTGTAACTGTCGCCCCAGCCGAGGTTGTCTCTAAACGCTTTGTATTATTATGGTAGAGTTCTACGGCTCCGTTAACATTACCAATTAAATAATTTTCATCTCTTGCACTATTTCTTAAAGCTAGACTGTCAGTTCCAATTATTATTCCTCCTCCTCCTGTATCTGTAATCCTTAGATCACCTGTTGTATTCGTTAGGTAAGTGTGTGTTCCATCGTGATATAGTTCAAGATCCGATGAATTTCCAAAAACTGCTTTTGCATTATCAGCAAACTCAAGAGCATTATCAGATTTATCAAAGATAATATTTGCACTTGCACCTGTAAAAGTTACATCCCCATCATGGATTGCACCGTCATCAGTTACCGTTCCAGTGACATTTATCCCTGCTGAACTTACATTAACTCTGGTAGTTCCACCTGTAGTAACATCTAAATTATCAGCACCACTTGAGAAGATTCCTGTATTTGTATCATCCCTAAAACTTATAGCTGGTGCGGAGTTTGACCCATCTTCCAGTGTTAACGTACCATCTAACTGAAATAACGTAATCCAAGCATCATTCGCAGAGTTTCTTATCTTAAGCAGTCCAGCAGAGGTGTCTGCCCACCACATATACGCATATTTTGTTGCTGGTTCACTACTACTTGAGTTGTTGGTTACTATCGCAGATAAAGCATTATTTATGTCTGCACGGATTACACTTCCAGTACCATTTGAAATTATATAATCATGTGTTGCCATTTCTTTTCCTGTTTAGTTGTATTTTAAGTTGAAGCTAAGATAAAAGCAAAAAGCTCACTATATCTGACACCATAACTGTCACCTACTTTTGTTTTGTTACCTTCTTCATCGGTTGTGTACATTTCGTCATAACAAAACATACCATAAGTAGCTGGATCTAGACTTTCGGCTTCAAATGCTGTTTTGATCTCTTGTGCAACTATTCCAAAATGTATTCTTGCACTATCACCTTTAGAAGTAACAGCATCTTTAAACTTATATTTTTTTAAATTACCTTTTAAAACTGTAGCAACTCTTTTTTCTGCTTCAGTTATAGTTTCAAAATCTTGTTTCTGTCTTTCATCTGATGTCTGAATAGTACTGTTTGTAGCAAATACATCATCCCATTTATTACTTGATGAACCTAAGTCCTGTGAATCATTATCAGAAGGAATAAAGTTACCACCAGATGTAAATTCAAATTTCTTACTTACAGTACCAGCAGATGTAGTTGTTCCAACTACTAAAGAGTAATCATCATCAGTATCACTAGATTCTTCTTTAAATGAACTTATAAAACAAACTTCTTCTGGTGTGCTATCACCTATCTCTTGTTTTCGCCATGAAATTTTTAAGCCTTCTCCTTTGCCTAAATCTTGCCCATCACGTTCTTGAAGGTCTAAACTGATTGCAGATTGAGGTACGGTTTCAGTGCTACTGGTGGAACGCATAGCCCTAGATAATGTAAAAGGTGCTGGTTGGGCATCATCTGTTGCTCCTAAACCACCTTTAACGGCAACGTCATAACCTGTTGTTGTATTACCATTTCCATCCTTAACCCTATTTACACTACCTTGTCCAACAGAAACATTACTTGCTGTAATTCTAATGCCAGCAGCCTTTTGTTCTAGGTTTCTAGGACTTCCAGTTGTACCTAAATCACTTTGATTCAAAGTAGTTGGTGTTCCAGAACTTCCTTTAATTAAAAATTTATCAATAAATCCTTCATAAGTTGCTGAAGTTCCTAAACACCTAATAGGAAATTTTGGCCCCGATACACAATTAAACCCATCTAAAACAAAATTATTTGAAAAACTGGTACTTACATAAAAACCTTTTCCTAAATCAGAAAACCCAAAGATTGATAAATTCTGTATTAAGACATTAGATGCACCATAAAATAATCTAAAGACACTATCGGAACTAACACCACCGCCACTTTTATCACCACTGCCATCAAAAGTAGTAGGTACATAATCAGAGTAATCATCAGCCAAATCTAAACTTCCATCAGAACATACAATATTAGTAAATTGCACATTCTCATAACTTGCACATCTTACACAATAATCAGGATTATTAACTGTTGCACTTTGTCCAGTTTGTGTGTTTGTTATTGATAGAGGAGCAATTATAGTTACATTTGAAACAGTTACATTACGCGCTGTAGGACTTGAGCCTGTAAATCTTATTACGTTGCCATCATCATCTGTTATTTGGTCATCTTCATCTTCATTTGCTGTCTCTGTTTTATAAACAACTATGTTTTTCTCACCAGCTATAGTTGGTGCTGCTGGTATGTTGCCTGATGTAAAGGTAAGTGTCGTTCCAGATACCGTGTAATGTGTAGTTATAGTTTTTAAAGTACCTCCTACATAAACTCTTGGTGTATCACCAAAACCCGATGGTAATGTAAAAGCTGCGGTAGATCCGTCACCTGTAAAACCTGTACTGTCATTTCCGTGGAAACCACTGTGACGTATATCTAAACCCATATTGCAGTTAACAGCCCTTAATCCATCAACAACTACGTTATATGGTGCTGGGGCATAGTTATGCCCTTTAATCTGCATACCTTTAATACCTGTTATTGCAGTATTATTTGTTAAGGTCACATTTCTACTGCCATCATCAACTTCAAAACAATTCGAGTTCTTTGGTACAAGATGCCCTGCTGGTCTTTCTGATCTACAGCCAGTAATCAAAAGATCTGAAGAATGATGTGTTGTTAAATTATCATCACCAGCACCTTTAACAAAACAATTTTCTACAGTAATAAATTTAGAAGGGTCTGCATCATAAGTTGCACCATTACTTCCTCTTTTATATTTTGGTGCGGTTATATCAAGACAATGTTTATATGCATCTAAGCATCTTACATTTTTTATAAGTGCATATTCTGTAAAACAAATACTTAAAGTACAGGCATTATTATCTTGTAAAGCATCACCACTTGTAAACGCCGCGTCAGTAATTGTATCTTCTAATCTTTCACCACCAGATACAGAATGTCTTTGACTGTTAAAGTCTAAAGTTATATCTTCAATCGTCACATATTGTATTTTCCCTCCAATGGTCACGGTAACATTTCCACTTGTTGTGACTGAGTTCCCAACAGTAAAAGTAAATGTTCCAGCACTGGAATCCACAGCAGTTATTTCATAAGTTCCATCGGTACTACTTCCTGTTGTAAAATCTGCCGTTACAAATCTTTGAACAGCAGGTGCTAAAACTGAATAGTTTGTTCTAGCAGATCCATCAGCATTTGTTACCGCATTATTACCAGTGATCGTGACGGTAACAGTTGTTCCTGATTGTGCATATGTCCCTGTTATAGCTACTGCCCTTTTGCCAGTTCTCATCAATGTGGTATCACGACCCACACTATCCATCATTTTTATGACACTAGATTTTCCATCACCGACAAGATGACTATTACTAGAAATTTCTATCGTTTTGTTTACTCTATAAGTACCTTTGGGAATATAAACCTTACTGCTCCCAGTGGCAGCGTTTATAGCAGCTTGGATAGCAGTTGTATCATTTGTACTTCCATCACCTGTTGCACCAAAATCTTTAACAGAAAGAATATCTTCGCCTTTATTTTGAAATGTTCTTGCACTAGCATCTGTACCTGTCTGGGTAAAATTATCCATACTTGCATTTGCAAAGCTTGAACCGTTATAAAATTCAACTTTACTTTTTGTACTGTTGTATCTAAAATCACCTGCTGCTGGGCTGGCTGGTCTTTCTGCTGTAGTTCCTACAGGTAAACGCATTGCACCTGTATAGTTATGAGTTAACGTCCCAGTTAATGTGCCGCCTGTTAAAGGTAATAAGCCAAAATTAGCTTCGTTTACTTTTCCTAAAGTTATATATCCATCATTTGCTGCATTTCTTATTTTTAATTCACTTGTACTTGTATTTATATGTGGTTGGAAAGCTGTATTAATTGATGGATCGCCTGTACCTGAATTTAAAGAGTTTATTGCAGCACTTATTTGATTAAGTTTTGTTCTTACATTTAAGCCTGTGCCGTTATCAATTACGTACCCAGAACCACCAGTACCATCTACTCTAGCCATCTTAATTAAGTGATAATGAGTTCATTCTACCCTTTTTTGCCGAATCCAACAGCCGTAAATCCAAAATTTTTATCAACAGCACTGCCAGAACTATTTTTAAATGTAACGGTAAATCCAGCACCACTGATAGAAGTTACCTCAAAGAAATCTCCACTAGCTAAATTCTGTGCAGTAATACCAATAGAAGGCAACGAACTATCAACACCACCGAGGGAAGAAGTTCCAGTGAAAAACTCATTATCAAAAGTAATAGCCTTTGCACCAGCACCAGAAGCAATGTTTGATGTACTTTGTTCTGTTCTTCTTGGAAGACTTGCTGTATATCCTAGTTGAGTAACTTTTATATCTTGGTTTACATTATTACTTGTCAATTTTGCCCTGAATTTAAATGATCTTCCTTTAAATCTACCATTGGCAAAACTTTGTAAGGGTGTGTAATCTGTTCCGCAAGTAACATTACCACTGCTTGAAACGATGCTTGTAACTGTAACTACAAATTGATTTGCATTAGTTATAGATGAAATTACAAAATCACCATCTGTAGCAGTTCCAGAAGTAAAATCACAATTTACAGTATTACCTACTTTATAATTATGATTTGAAATGCTTATGGTAACTTCTGTTCCTCCTGATTGTGTATAAGTACCAGTTTGTGAAAGTGTAGAAATATTTTGACTTGTTCTTACAAGTAAATCAGCAGCGGCATCAAAAGCTTGTACTCCATCAAAATCACTCATAACATCAACATCAGTAATAAAATCAAATAAATTATTTGGAATAAACCCTTCTGCAAAAAGATGTCTTTTTAATTCAAGATTATATACAGCACCTAAATCTAAAACAGTACCACCAGCAGTACCACCAAAGTCATAAAAGCCATCAGGTGAAATCAAACCAAAGTCATCTAGAGATGCTATAGCATCAAAATCAGTAATATCATCAAATATACCTGTAGATTTTAAATCTATACTTGCTGTATCTGTTCTTACCTCAACAGTTGCACTAGCAGAACCTTGAAATATTGGATTATCTAAATCCTCTCTTCTTGTAAGAATGGCAAGAGGTTGTATTTCTTCAGGAATATCTAAAATTACACTTGTTTCGCCTGAACTAAAATTACCTGTATCGTCCCTAGCTTTTAAAATATACTCACCTTCAAGTGCTGGAACGGTTGCCAAAGTTGAATTACCAGCCAAAGCTGGGATTAAGTTGGTAGAGTTTTGAAACGTACCAGTTCCATCAGCTAATAAATTATGTCTCACATATATCTGTCCTCCATGAATTACATCTACGTCAGGATGTAAATCCCATCTAAGCCTTACATCCTTATCATTTATAGGTTCTAAAGATAACCCAGTTATATCTGAAGGAGGTGCTGTTTTGCCTTCTGCTATAAAATCTAATGTAGTTGCTGTTGAACTTATCTGACCTAAAGTATTATATGAAAAAACTTCAATTTCATAAGTACCGGCAGAAGAATTAAAAATTTCAAAATCATTACTTAAAACTCTTACACTTGTAAAATTATTATTATCTAGTCTGTAATTTACTTGATATTCATTTACAGCATTAACGGCTTGCCATGTAACAATAACTTTAGAAACCGCTTTACCGTTTATAGCAACAATTCTTTCAACAGCTTTTAAATTCGTTGGTGGATCAACAGGGTTATTAAATATTGTAATTGTTCTGTCTTCTATTGGATCATTCTCTTCAATAGCAGCATATTTATTACTTACATAAGATAAAGCTGTAATCGTATAAGCAATACCATCACTTTCACTGACGCTTATAACCCTAAACAATTGTGATTGGACATCATCATTTTGAAATAGCCAAACTGTATTGGCATTTGGTGTTTGTGAAAACGTACCAGTAATTGTAAATACTGCTCCCTCTAAAGTAGAAACAGACTTAGATTCCATTGTGCCGTCTGGGAGGATTACAGATAACTTTGGATTAGTTCCTAAAGTACTTGTCTGTAAATTTACAGAGGCTATATCATCAATAGTTATTTGTGATGTAGTCGCAGTTTTTACTCTTCCACCCCTTCTCAACCCCGACCTTACAGGATCAGCAATTTCTATTACAGAATTAGGTCGTACTATAACCCCACTATCTATAGAGGTTGAAAAAGTAACAACTTCAGATTCTCTTTCCTGACTAAATAAAATTGATTTTGCTAATCTTCTGGCTTGAGAAGCACTTGTTGTAGCAAATGCTTTTATATTTTTAACAACAATTCCATATTTATTCTGTCTATCAATATCATCTTGATTTGCATTATTACCTGTTACGTTATCTCCTATAGTTTCATAATCTATTTTTCTAGTATCCATGTTTAGATAAGATACATTTATAATTGTGCTTCTAGTTTTTAAATCACTACCTGAATATGAGAAACCAGCTTCAGTAACATTAGATAAACTAAATAAATAACTTGGATCTCTTGGTTTGTCCTGTGCAAGAGATATGGAACCGGCAGACCATATTGGCATACATCTCATTACACCTGCTAATTCATTAATTAATTTATATGCTTCGCTAGAACTTTGAATACTTACATTGCAACTAAACCTTGCCTCTTGTCCTCCTTTGCCATCACTTACTAATTCATTAGCAAACTTACTTGCATTAAAATAAGAAAACAAATCAATGTTCTCATATAATTTTGCGTCTGTAGATTGATCAGGTGCTAAATGAGTTCCAAATCCATAGCGTTTATTAACCATAAGGTCGAGTAGTATTAGACTTGGGCAAGTTGTCCAAACAGCCGCACCCATAGTTCCATCAAATACATAATTACTTGGGTAATTAATACGGCCTGTTGTATTATCAACGCTACAAAAAGCAGCTAAAGTACAAGTTGGACTGCCAGCAACAGTCTGAGAAACACCTACATCAAATTTAAATTGATCGGCTGTTACTGTGTTGGCTATTACTATATATGTTCCAGTAGGAGTTGCACCTGCATTTGGAGTAAAGACAAAAGAATCACCAGCAACAAAACCATGGCTTGTACTGTCTACAGTGACCCTAAATCCTGATTGATTGTAACTGCCAGAAATACTGCTTGCACCTTGCGAAGAAGGAATCCTTACCTTAATTCCTCTTATACGAAAAGTACGAGATGGTACAGAACCAAATTGCTTTGAATCTAGTTTTAAAGAAGTATATGCACTATTAAGATAAGTAAGGTTATCGTCTTTTAATTCAACATATGAGTTCCATCTAAATAAATTTTTCTCATTAGAATCTGTACTGTCATCTGTTTCTCTGGTAACTCTTATATCTACAGGAAACGAACCAGTAAGATCAATCAGATAGCTTCTTTGATATAAGTCTGTAGTTCTACCTTTTACCGTATCTGTTATTAATGTTGTATAACCACCATTGTTATATTGAACTTTTATCTTTAACTTTACTTTTGAACCTAATTGATCCCCTTTGCTTGTTATTTTTTGTAGTACTGGAAAATCTAATATAACTCTAACCTGATCTACTGTATTGTCTGTAATCTGTTTTGTAACACCATTTGCTAAGGATTTTGTGACATCTACTGGAAAACCTAAAGTGGTTGGAGTTCCTGTAGCTTTTACACCTCTTATTTTTCCTTGGTTAGACGTTCCAAATCTTAAGTCAAAACCTACATCAGCAAAATTAAAATCACTATCACTTGGACTTGAGGAACTAGCGGATGATTCTAATACTGGTGTGTTATTTAAAAAAACATCTTTTAAAGCGGCATTATCATATGCAGTAGTCCCTTGTGTAAGACCTTCTTTTGATGGGCTGGCAAAACCTTCTATTTCTCCTTCAGATAATAAATCTAAAATCCTGATATGTTGTCTAGAGTTTAAATTATCAGGTGTTATCTTTGGTTTCTTCGGTTTATTACCGCCACCACCATAGCCTCTAATAATATTTTCAGTCATACTTCCACCTCGTCAGTTGTAATATCTCCACTGATCACCACTGAGCCAGTTAAGATTTCACCGTAACAAATTGGGACAGGAGTACCAGCCCTCGAAGTATTTTGCAAACCACTAAAGCTAAAAGACACCCTTGGATCGCTTTCTATTTCAGGTGCTTCAGGTAAAGGAAAAAGCATTTCATTTACACCCTGTAAAGCTAAAGCTCCTCCTACAGCAATTGTTGCTTTTGTAAGTAAACCTGCCGAAGCAAAACCTGGAGCAAAAGGAATAGCAGCAGGATTAAAAAAACTTGCAAAGGTTATTCCACCACTTGCCATTCCTATTCCAATTAATGCAGCACCAGCAAGAAATTTTCCAGCACCACCAGATCCAGAAATAACAGGTACAAATTTTATTTCCTGTGTTCCTGACAAATCATGGATTTCAGTCTCGTCAATCTCAATATTATTTACTAATACAGAATAATATCTTTCATTCATATATGCTTCTGCTTGTGAAAAGTTATTAATTAAAAAACTTACTGCCTTTGCAACAGTATTAGCATGAATATTAAATTCTTTATGCCCTATAAATTCACCTAAATCACCATAAAGTTTTAATTTAGTCAACATAACGATACTTTGCTCCAGTACATTTTTGCAGCCAAGCAGAATAAGGCTCTCTACAAGATAGTCTATCGGTTAAATGATGTAAAACCTCCCCATTTGTAAAAACAGCAACGTGATTTAATCCTTTACCAAAAATACTCATAAATAAAAGATCACCATTTTGTAACTGTTCTTCCGACCTTAACTGTCTAAATCCAGTTTTCAATGCACATCTTTCAAACATAGGATCTTTATTAAAATCTTCTAGAGTTATAGGTCTTTCCCAATCTCTTAACCCTATGTTTTTAGTTTCTTGATACCAATCACGAACAAGCGACCAGCAGTCAGAAATCCCCCATACCCATTGCCTACCTAATAATGGTGCTTTATATCCTGTAGGTTCACAATAACCCCATGCTTCTGTCTTTGGATTGACAATATGCCATGCTAATCCGCTATGCTCGCAACTGACCTTATCTGCCTGACTAGGGGCTGGAGGTGTTATTGGGTGTGAATGTATTATTGCAATTATTTCACCTCTGTCATCAGCTTTTACATAATCTTCTGGGTCAATAATAAAACACTGATGATCTGTTAATGATAGATTACGACAAGGATGGTATTTTTCCTTTCCTTTAATATTCAATAAAAGTCCGCAAGATTCTTTAGGGTCTTGTTCTTTTGCATGATTAAGTGCAGATTCTTTCCAATTCATCCAACAAACGTTCCAATAGAAGGAAAGTCCCCTCTTGTGCATATTCTATTAGGACATCTTACATTTGCCATATCAAGAGCAGCAGCTAATTCAAATTGTACAATTTCTCTGTTTTCTGTTGATTTTCTTGCAACCGTAAATATTTGTTTTGCATCTTCCACAGTTTCATCTACAGCACCAGATGGATTGTCTCCTACAAAATTGTCATTTGGTAAAAACTTTGCGTTTGTTCTTCTTCTAGTAAAAATAGCACCTAACAAATCATTTCCTACAGTTACAGTATTTACACTAATAAGTAAAGCACTTAAAAAACCTGTTGCATTACTAACAATTAATGTAGGTCGTGGTAACTGGCCTCCTTTATATTCAAAACCCTCTGCTTGTATTGGAAATCTTTGGTAGTTATTACCATTCCATTTGATCTCACCATTTAAATTTAAACTTGACCCGCTATGAAAATAATAAATATCATCTGAACCATGCAATGCTTGTTTTAGCTGTAATTCAAAAAGTTCTATAACAGCACTAGGGTTAATATTCTGAAGCTCACTTATATATTTAGTTGTACTCATGGTTCAAACACTTCCCTGAATGTTGCTTGTATTCTTGCTCTGTTTAAATAAGGTATAGATTTGTTCCATGATTCGCATACAAATTTTGATGAGCTTGATTCGGCTGGCGGAGTGAAATCAAAACTTTCTGTAGCTCCACGAGCGTCAAGAAAATCTTCAATGGTATCTGCGTCTGTTTCAGATACTTCA